TATGAAGTGTTTGTCAATCTATAATGACAGATACAGAAAATCCAAAAGAGATGCCTGTATTGAGAGACTAGGAAACAAGTGTCAGGATTGTAATAAGACCTATCCTGCTGTTTGTTATGACTTCCACCACATTGATGAAAATAAAGATGACAATGTGGCTGATTTGATTAGGAACAATAAGAAACTTGAAACAATCTTTGAAGAGGTTGACAAGTGTGTTCTGTTGTGTTCTAATTGTCATAGACAAAGACACTTCGCATAAAAAAAGGAGACCTTAAGGTCTCCTCTGAATGAAGTTGACGTAAGACTTACATCAAGTTCTTGACGGCCACACGACGATAGTAGCGGTTACTATTAACACGAAGACGACCCAGACCTTGGGTTGTACCCTCGGCGAAAGGATTAGCCACCATGCCATAACGTGTCTTGAATCCAATTTTCGGCTGGAACGTATCTTCCCCAACGGCTCTCACCATCTGGAGTGGGACATATGGGCAATAAAACAGACCAGCGTCATAAGGAGAAGAACCCTTATAACCAACCACATAATACTGATTACCAGAGTTGGTAGCAGTGTTGCCATCAGCCAGGTTAGCTGCATAAGGATCAATGTAGACCCGGAACTTACCGTTGATGGTTCCTGCGAAGGTGTTACCAGTATCGTCAACGTTGAGGTTGGCGTTCAGTGCTGGAGTGTAATCCAGAATGCCAGCCATCGTAAGAGCGGAAGCAACGTCTGCGGAACACAGAACCATGTTGCCCTTCCCTCTACGAGTCCGTTGGGCGATTGCGTTAGCGTCTCTTTCGATCTGGAACAGAAGTCCTTTGAACTTCTCAACAGACCAACGACCGTTGGAGTCAACATCGAGGTCGAACACACCAGCGGTTGCGGTGTTGGAGACAGCGCCTTGTTCAGCGATCTTGTAGATTGTACGGATCACTTCACGGTTGATCTCAGCCAGGATCTCAGTGGAGAGGATGTTGGCGAGTTCAGCCTCAGCGTTCAGACCGTGGATTGCCTTGAGGTCCTGAGCCAACTCCAAGGAGTACTCAGCCTTCAGGGCTCTCGACTTAGCGGTCACAGTGACTTTCTCGATCGAGAAGGCCATCTGGTTGAACTGGTTGGCTGCGCCATTACCCAGGTTCTCAGAGTCACCAGTGACCATACCTTCACCGACGTTGTAACCAGCCGAAGAGGCGGTTCCAACAGGGTTCAGAACGGAGGGGTTGGTTCCAGACTGAGAAGTGGTACCCAAACCTGCGGGTTGATCGGAGAAACCAGCGGTGAGAGAATCACCACTGTTCTGACCAGAGAATGCAGAATCTACTTCATTGTAGAATGTCTCATCACCAGACTGAGAATCGTAGCGGGATCTCATCGCGAAGATGAGTCCAGTTGGTCCGTTCATAGGTTGAACACCAGCCAGGTCATAAGCGACCAGGTTGGGCATCGAACGTCTGATCAACGAGATCAGAACGGGGTCGAAACCTGCGACAGGACCAGCAGCGGCAGCACCAGCACCATAACCACCAGAAGCACCAGCAGCGTTAGCGCTGTTGGTGGGTGATTCCATTAGGTTGATGCCGCTGTTAAATGCGGTTTCCTCACGGAGGAACTTTTCTTGGTTTTCGAGCAGGACAGCGGTGACAGCTCTTCTATGACTATCTTTGATAGGATCAAGACCCTCATAGTCGAGAAGGGGACTCCACTTTTCCTGCAGATGCTCGGATTGGAACATTTGCTTTTACCTTTGTTTTACGTTTGAACTTATAAAATCAGTTGGACTTAAACGCACCCAGTGCCTTAAGATAAGAATCCATAGAACCAGTCATTGGTTCAGGAGTGCTATCCACACCCTCAGAGAGGGTTTGTTGAGTGGGTTTAGCTGCGGGAGTTGGTCTGGAGAAGTATGACTCCTTCAGGGTCTCCAGCTTTTCACGATATTCTTCTTCACTTTCAAACTCAACACTTTCGGCAAGTGAAGCGAGCTTCTCTTTCTGAGTGGCAGCGAGGCCCTCAGAGACAGATTCGAGAATGTGATCAGAAACAGACTCTGCGAGTCTTCTATTCAGACCAATGTTCTTCTCGATTTGCTCATTGAGTTTTGTCTCCATATCATCAAGTTTTTCCACCATACTCTCAAGGACATCATATTTCTCTTCAGGGATAGTTACATAATGTTCTTCAAAAAGTCCCTTCATTCCAGTTAGGAAGGACTCTGTCATTTCTGTCTTGAGACCATGCTCGATAGCGAGTTCGTTTTCGGTCATCCACTCATCGCAGACATATTCAAGATAAGAATCAACTCTTTCAACAAGAGTTTCCTTCATACCTTCGACTGCTTCTTCGAGCCGTTGCTCGTATTGGATTTCCATTGTCTCTTGGATCTCTTGAATCTTAGCTCCAAGAGCTGCCTCGAAGATGACCCTTGCTTTCTCTTTGAATTCTTCAGAAAGATCCTCTCCACCGAGAAGTGCATTCACATCTTCTTCGATGTTGATTTCATCTTCAAGTTGTTCCTCTTCGGCCACAACTTCTTCTTCTTCGAGAACTTCTTCTTCGTACTCTTCCTCTTCCTTAGCCACTTTCTTCATTGGCTCAGGGGGCTTAGCACCTTTATTGACTACGTCGTGAACGGTTTTAATCTTAGGCTCACGAATCTTAGCCGAATCATTATCTGGTTTATAATTCTCGGGAGTGGGTCCTCCCAGATCCTCATAAGAACCAGACTGACCAGGAGTGTTTCCTGAAAGATGCGGCATAGGATCGCCAGGCTTAGCGTTCGCGTTCACAGCAGTTTTAGATTGCTCCATTTCTTGTAGATCTCCACGAGACATTTTGAACTCTCCAGTTTTACCTAGTATCTGTTATATTTATTTATCAAATTTCAACTTAGAGTTTATTAAGGAAATTCTGAAATAGTTGAGCTTTTTGCTCATCTAGTTGTTTTTGGGTCACAAGAGTGTTAATTCTCTTGTATGTCTTTTTGGCCAGTTGTTCTCTAAGAATTCCACCATCCCACACCCACTCCTTTCCTTCCATAATTCCGGAAACAAAAGCATCAGGTGCAGAAGGATCGGCAACAATGTCGGCTGCCGTGGAGAGCATAAAGTCTTCACCAACGACACTATATCCTTCTCTTGCTTGTTGAAGGGAGCCAACACCACGGGACGACACACCAAGTTTCACACCTTCATTAATGAGAGACTCAGCGATCTTGCCCATGGGGGTTGCTAAAATCTTTGCTTTGCCAATAAAGTTATTTCCACTTTCTTTTAGGGAAACGATTTTATGTGACACACGATCGAGATTCACAGTCGGACCATCTGGGTGACCCAATTCACCCAAAGCTCTTCCGGTCTGAATGTGATTCTCATTGTAACGCTCAACCTCTCTTCTCATCACAGACATCGGATAAAGTCTGTTATTCCGATTGGCCTGTTCTGCTTGAAGAAAGATTCCCTCAATGTAAAGTGACTTCTTGCCGTTGCGTTCTTCGACAATAAAATCAACCGATTCGATTTCTTCTCTAATGAGCTTCATTTGTTACCTCAGGAAACTTGGACGCATTGAATAAACACAGTTCCCGTCCCAGCGTTTGTCTTAACGGCAACTTTGACGGACTTTCTCAATTCCGCCCATGTTGGATTGAAGGTTCCACTCACACCACTTGAATCGTGATCAACTGTGATTCTGGTGGAGAAATAACCACCAACATTGGAACTTGCATCCACATCAGTTACAATTTTATGTTCAAAATCAAAGTCAGCTTGACCAGTAACTGATAAAGTCACAGCATCGCCAACAGCAAAAGGAGAACCAGTACCTTCTGGGAAGTCAAGAATTGTTGTTGAACCTGTTGTGTAACCCACAACTCTTTGTGCTGCAGGAAGACCAACACCAATCATTCCAATTATGGTGGTTGGAACATAAAGATTATCCACAGTTGCCGTTGGATTTGCTCCAATCGCAACATAAACTCCAGCACCTTCCGCGACAACTCGAAGTGAGTCAGTCTTCAAAGGGATTGCAACTGATTGGGTTGATGATGTACTAGATGCAAACGTGGTGTTTACACCAACTGGCTTGACCGACATTATTTTAGATCACAATAGTTCCGTAATAGTTATTTATGAATCAATCATCTCCATAATCAATTTCTTCATCATCGAAATTGATATCGGACTCAAATTCGTCTACAACCTCTTCTTCATCATCGAGATCTACATTGTCATCAAAGATAGATGCTGCAACTTCCGGTCGAATTGCTTCAATCTTTTCTGCACTTCTGGAGTACAGAATTTCCTTAATTTTGTCACTAATCTGTGATGGTGACTCGTCACTCACCATCAAATCCATAAGTTCGTCCATAGTCTTATCTTAAGTGTGTTTATTTAGTTCAGATTTCCCCACCTTCCGGCTTAGGTTTTGGTGCCTCCGGATCAACCGGTGTTGTTCCAAGTTCCCCACTCATTTCGTTTGGTCCAGAAGGTGTTTCTCCTGCTTGTGCTGACATTGGGTCCAATGCTTGCATTGCTGGGTCCGGAATGGCTCCAGTCTGAATTTCCTTTTCGATCAATTCATCCTGTTCGATGATCTCACGATCGGTTTGTTGGAGGATATTTCTTCTCACATAATCTTGAGAGTAATACTTACCAACATATGGTTCAACCATTGTTGCAAGATTGATTCTCTGCTCCATCAACTCTGCGTTTTTGAGTTCCGCAAAATGATTATCATACAGGAAGTCATATTGAATGTGATCCTCCATCAAATCCCAATCTTCAGGAGTGACAATGTTCTTCAGAAGAAGTTGAGTTCTCAGCATGTCATTAAACATGGAAGAGAATCTCTTTCTCATTCTTCCAACAAACTTGGAGAACTTCACCTCATCTCTCAGAATTTCAGAGGAACGACCCAGAGAGAATCCACCATCTTCCTGAATTCGAGTCTCCGGAACATTTAGAGATCTGTAAAGTTTCTTCTGGAAATAATTAATGTCAGTAATCTCACCAAGATTCTGCCCTCCAGGAAGAGTGGTAATTTCAGTTCCACGACCGCCTTCTCTTCTGGGGAGCCAGAAATCCTCCATCATTGACATGAATTTCTTCGTGTCTTTGATTTCTCCAGTGCCAGCATCATAAACCAACTTGTTACGATACCTCATCATCACATCTCTGAGGTATTGTTCTGCCTTAACTTTTGGCAGGTTACCTACATCGATGTAGAAGATTCTTCTTTCTGGTGCTCGTGATAAACGATAAATCACCAGTGCATCCTCAATCATCATCAATTGATTGAGGGGTTTAATTGCTTTATGTAACCAGGAAAGTGTTGCTCCTTTGTTTCGATCTACCAAACCAGAGGTACAATAAGTGACCGAATCACGGGTCATCTTAATTCCCTTGTCGTTCGAAGATGAACCAAAGGTTGTTCCGGAGCCATAATTGCCTGATTGTGGAGTATAGATGAAATACTCTTCAATCTCTGGGAAGTTGTAAGAACCTGGATCTTCTCTATTTGCTCGTTGCAATGATGCAACACTATCCTTTCCCTTCTTCTTTAACTGACGAATGTACCGCATCTTGGCGGCATCAATATATCTCAGTTCTTGAATGCCATCATGGGGTTTCTTTTGATCGATGACTTTGTTGTAGTAGATACGACCATCAATGTACCAATTTCTAAAGATTTCGTGGGCCTTCTTATCAAAGTCCATCAGTTCGAGAATAAACTTGAACTCTTCTCTGATTTTCTTCTTAATGTTATCACTTGCATTCAGATTGGAAAGCTCAATCTGAACTGGACTGTCATTGGTATCAGAGACGATTGCCTCATTAACAATGTCTTCAATGGCACTATCACATTCTGGATAAAGAGCCATGGATCGATATCGACGAATAAGGTCTCCTTCATTACGGAAAACACCTTCAATATCTACATAACTGCCATAAAACCCCGAACTAACGTAGTGCTCATTCCCATCCGCCGCATTTGGTGGAACGGGAGAGACTACGCCAGGCGGGGTCTTATCGTTATCTTCAATAGAGAAACCAAACAGTCTGGCCATTACAACTTACTAGAAACGTTCTGTTCTAGTTATTTATCAAGTAATGAGAACCTGGCCACCTTCTCCACTGTTGCTCTGATCAGAGTTACCAATGGTGAAGTACTGAACCTTGAACGTAACATCAAAGGTTTCAATGGTGTCGGTGGTGTCGTAACTCAATGCGATCTCGCCAATGTTAGTGGGCCAGATGTCATAGAACTTGTAGGATCTAAGAACAACTGACTCTCCTCCATCGTTGGAAGTTGCATTCAACTGAGCCCCACGTCCAAGCTGTTTGACGAACGCATCCGTCATGTAAGAAGTGGGATTAGAAACACCAGTTGCATCGTCGAGTTTGCTGAGGGTGTTGGCCCATCTCTCGAATGCGGTTCTGAGTCTAAAGTCTTCATCGTTGATGATGGTGACATTCCAGTCGGCGAACGTTCTGTCGCCAGCCACTTTCAGAGTTCTGCCTCTGAAAGGAACATTCACCTCAGCAACTGTGGAAGCTGGCAAGTTGGCCGACTTACACATAAACTTAAAGATTCCATTCTCACTGTCATCCCCAGATCCCCAAGCGTCTGCGACAGACGAGGGGAAGGAGGGGATGGACACCTCAAACAGATTAGGGCGGGCACCGCCACCTGAGAGTTTAGACTTAAATTGAGATAAGGTTTTTGTGTCCATTTGTGATTTTCCTCCTAGGTTAATTTAATAATAATCAAACAGTGCCCACAACTTCTTCAAAAGCAACACCAGTTCTGGTGGCCACAAATGTCAGAGTAACGTAGTTAATCGACTTAGTTGGCTTCAGGAAGATGTCTGCTCTGAATTCGTTATTATCAATCACATCAGGTGTGTTGTTTGTTTCATCACAAACAACAAGGAAGTCATAAACTCCTCTCTTCGCCTGAACATCTCTGAGATAAGGCTCAACGATGTTAACAAAGTTGGCTCTTGTGTTCTCATCGTTCAGTTCAAACAGTTGGAGATTAGCGGCTCCTTCAAGTGCTTGTTCCACAGTAAGGAACAGTCTCCTCACATTGATTCTGTCAAACGCGGATGCGTAACCCAGAGCTGTCTTATCACCAAACAGAATGATTCCAGAACCTCTCTGATTGATGATGGAGTTAACTCTTGCTGAGTAGAGGAGATCTCTTTGTGCCTTGTTGGGGTTATAAGCCAACTTGATGGCATCATTGATTCGACCTCTCTGAACACCAGCTGGTGAGAACCAAGGATAAGCAACAATGGATGTTCTAACCATCAGACCTGCGATGTCACCATTACAGGGAATGTAACGGAACTCATTGTTGAATCTGTCATAAACATACTTGTAACCACTGTCATAAACCGCGTAAGACGAGGAAGAAAGTGGAGCGTAATATCTCAACAGGTTATCCGTCTGAGTCGTGGAGTTAGAAACATTCACGATGTTATCTCTGTGAGGCGAGATGGTTGCCACACAATCCTTACGACCCTCTGCGATGGAAATCAAGAGGTTTGCCTTCGCTTGAGATTCGGACTCTTCAATCAAACCAGGACCCATGATGAGGTAATCAACCTCGATCTCATCTTTGTTGTCAAACAGGTTGTAAGAGGTCGCCAGATCACCAAGGGTTGCGGCCATGCCACCACCAGTTTGATAATCCTCACCTCCACCCAAGCTGTAAGAGATGTTGCCAAGAGCACTGAAGGTAAGACCTTGAGTTTCCTGACCCCAGAGACCAGCTGATGTGGTGATTGGAGTGAAGTCAGTGGAGAAACCAGCTGCCAGAGGAGTGGTGTTCCAGTAACCATCTGCTGCTTGAGATGGGTTATAACCAGGGAAGATATATTCAGAATTAACAGAGGTGTAATCCTTATAATAAGTCTTAGTGGGATTATCACCATCTGCCAGAGTGTCTGATGCCTTAGAAAGGAACAGATGCTTCTCAAGGATGTTACCCTGAATGCCAGTGATGTTACCTCTGTCATCCACAACCACAACGTGCATCGAATCATTTCGAGAGCTTCTGTTGGCTGCGAAGTTGGAATCAACGGGACGAGGTGCCAAAGATCTCCAATAAACTGTGGAGTTCGTTAGACCCAGAGTTTGTTGATCGTACCAATCATTAACGGTGGCAACAGCAGAAATGGATCCAGCGTTGATTCCAGAGTTATTCACAAACTGGAGGTTATCTGAAACCTCATAAGAATGACCAGGATCGCTCTGCTTATAGTTAATGAGATAGTTCGTTCCAGCTGTCGAAACACGGGAAACGATTCTAACCTCAATAGAACTGTTACCATTTACCGCATCAGTGTTGATGCCAGTGATAATTCCCTTCAGGTAACCACTAAAACTGGTAGTGCTACCTGCTCCAGGAATCACAATGTCTGTAAGTGCGGAAGTTACACCGTAACCAATAATAGCTCCAGCATTTCCAGGATCAACTGTGCTGATTCCCAGAATTTGGTCAGCTTGGTTATCGATGACACACACCTTCATGGTGTTTGCCCAACGACCAGGGTTTCTGGATGCCCAATAATAGGATGTGTCTGTTCTGTGGTTTGCTTCGTAATCGTCGTAGTTATCAACTCTTAGAGATGATGTGGATGCAACACCAACACCAGCGTTTGCGTTGTTAAGATCTCCACCGCCAGTTCTGACAACTTTGAGGACTCCTCCATAAGAAAGGAATGCTTCTGCTGCCATCCAGTATTCATACTGACGATCTGTACCCAGTGGTTTGCCAAACGTGTTCAGAAACTGTTGCTCAGTCTGAATGTCAGTGGGGTCATCGACAGGACCGATTGGAAACGGGCCAGCAATAGCGCCAATATTATCAAGGACGTTTTCGGCTCTTCCAACTGTAAGATCTACCTCTCTGATAAGTACACCAGGAGATAATTGAGGAGTCGCCATATTTTTCTCCCTCTAAAGAACTCAGGTTATCTGATAATATTTAGAATTTTGAAGTGTTTCACTGGGGAAAGAGGCAGTGAAACCTACCAATCTGGGTATTCCCACTCAATAACCTTCTTTTTCTTTGATTTTACTCTCTTAATAGTGCATTCTTTACACTCATAAGAGTATGCAGATGCCACTGGTCCTCTATCTTTTCTTGTGAGATAAAACCCATCAATCAAGTTTTTCAATCTACCACAAGACCTACATTTTCTGTCATTGAGAAGTAAATGCCCAAGTCTTATCTGACCATCAATGTCCATCAATACTTAGTCCAAAGATCCCAACCACCCGCTGTGGTTCCATACTCATCAGCATATTGCCATCTGTCTCCTTGTGCATCCACAAAACTCTCACCATCTAAACCATCATCAATGAAACCAAAAGGTGACATATCCTGTTCAATTTGGTTCTTTTGTTCCTCATAAATTCTCTTTCTAACATCTTGATCAGTTAGTTCTTTAAAGTAATCCTGAGCAACTAACCAAGCATAAATCACCAGACACATTGCTAGGTCATCATTACATCCCTCTTCCGCCTCAAATGATCCATGTTTCTGAATGAAGGTGGTAAGCTCGGAAATGATATCATAATCACAGAAGATGAGTTTGCTTTCCTCAATCATTGTTTTGAGATTAAGGGAACCAACCTTCTTCACAGTCTTGGACATCTTCACGCCCAACTGTGTCTTCTTACCAGAGAAACCCTGTCCAACAACTTGACCGGCACGACCCCTCATTGAACACATTAAGAGGTTCTGATATTCCAAATCATATTGAAGAATGGATGCAACCTGGTCTCCCACATCATTCACTTCACATAGAATGAAAGCATTATTGTAGTTTTTAGACACCTCCCAGATGATATTGGGAAACAACATTGGTTTGATTTCATTATTGCGATACTTCGCAACAATCTTGTGTGGGAATTCTGTAATATCGACAACAATAAAGGCAGAATAATCCCCACCCACACCTCTTGCCACATCGACAGTAACAATGTAATCGTGTTTCTTTCTTACTTCCTCATAAACATCTAAACCAGCACTGTGTTGTATGGGGTTCTCAAAGACTAATGTTTTGAGTTTGGACGCAGCAATCAGTGTGTCAACAGAACCAAGGAACTCACACTCAAACTCAATCTTAAACTGTTGTTCTGATGTGTTGGAAATGGTCTGTTCTTTCCATGCCTCATCTCTTCCTGGAACTTCAGACCAATGAACCTCAGTTGTGGTATATTCATTCTTCCCTCTCTCAGCATCATGCCAGAGACGGTAGAAGTGATTCATCCCATGGGGCGTGGAGACGATGATGACTTTAGTAGATTTACCAGAAGTAATTGTAGGATAAACAGATGCGAAAAACGAGTCAGCAATATGATTCGGGACAAAGGCGAACTCGTCCAGAAAGAGGATATTAAACGACATTCCTCGGACAGCAGATGCTGAAGTAGATGCAGCAAGAATTTTTGATCCATTTTCTAACTCCAATGAACCTTTGTTCCAGGCAATAATTCCCTGTTGCATCCACTTAGGGAGGTTCTCATAAGCAATCTGAAGACGACCTAAGAGTTCTCTTGCCGTTGATGCTTTGTTTGCTAGAATACCAATGTTCACACTGTCATTGAAAACAGCATAATGAAGAAGGAAAGAAACCACAGTAGTTGACTTTCCTGTCTGTCGCGGCATCTTACAGATGTTAAATCTTTGATTATGAAAGTTATCAATTAACCTTTCTTGAAAATCATAAGGAATAAAAGGTTGAAGACCATGATCCAGTGTCACAATCTTCACATAGTTCTTGGCAAAATAAACAGGATCATCCTTACACTTTAGAAATTCAGCAATTTGATCCTGAGTAAACTCATGAGCAATGTTTGCTTTCTTGAGTTGTGGATTTCCAAGATAGACTTGACCTGGTTGGAGTTTTGTATCTTCAATTGACATAATTATGTTTGAACAAAGTCATTATTATCTACATTGATTGCTTCTTTGATTAGAAGAATATCAAATGCAGAAGTGTAACGTCCGTTATTGGAACGGGTTGTTACCCTTACATCGATATCGGATTTCTCTGGAATTCGAATTGGATAACTGAATTCGTAATTATAATCACCACCAGCACCAGCAACTTCGAACGAATGACCAATTCGGAAAGCATCCTGTCCAAAATAACGAACATACATAAATCCAGAAGCATCTGCATTTGCTTCTGCCGTACAAACACCCTGTTGGATATAACCAGTGTAACCGGCGGGGACTGTGTAAATGCACATCAGAGTTTGTCCCATTCCAGCGGTTATCAGAAGAACATCAGTTCCTCCTTTCTGAAAGGTTACTGTTCCGACATTATTAGTGCCCTCAGAAACATAAGCACGATAAACACGAATAAAACTTACAGAACCAGTTACAGTACCACTGGAACTGAGGGTGAATTCCTCTGAAGTCTCATTATAGTCACTATCCAATCCAAGGACTGTGACCTTTTTTCCATTGTCGGATACATTTGCGACTTGAGCAACAATAACACCAGCACTAGAGAAAGAAGACCAAGGATACAAAGTATCATTCTTATCCCAAACTGTTCCAGCAGTGTTTTGAGACATTGAAGGAACAGCGCCAAACTTATGAACAGGAGTGGCACCACGAACTTTGCCTCTTGAAACATTAAGGGCAAATTCTTCATCCCAATGAAACCATTCTGCCATAATTAATCAACCCAATCAAGTTTTGCTGGATGATATCTTTTTGAACTTTTAACATTAATCTGAGAAGTGTCAACTGGATAAATGTTATGAACCACAGCACCAGGATAATCAGACTGAAGTTTCTCAGTCAGTGACTTTCTGGTTGGTGAATGATCCACAGTCATTTCCATTCTGTAAAGATTACCATTCCATTGGACATCAGCAACAACACTCTCTCCCACAGATTGAGTGGGTTCTGAGTTGTTGATGATTAGAGTGTCAACATGTTGAATGTTGACACTTTCGTTTAAAAACTCTTGAAAACTTTTCATGATACTAACAGTTCCATCTGCGACGAGCCGCCTTACCACGCTCCCCTGTCCAACCTCTCGATCTCGCACAGAAGCTCTTTCTTCTCTTAGCTGCCTTTGAACCAGGCTTCAACTTGGAAGGGGGAGTTGTGACTGCTGTTTGGAGTTTGGATCCAGGGTTCTGTCGACGATACTTCTCAACACCTTTTTGTGTCAAACCAGCACCTTGATCAGTGGGTCTCTTATGTCCACCTTTTTGGGTCATTCCCTCCATTCCCTTGGCTTCATCGATCTTATCGAAACTTTTGCCAACATTTCTGGCAGTTTTCATGCCTTTAGCTCTCTTCTCTGCTTCCGCTTTGTTTCTCAATGCGTTTACAAAATCCTTAGGGTTCTTACCTGCGGATTTGTTCTTCATGTAATCATAAACACGAACAGATCTTTCGTGATCTGACTGTTTTTTCTTAGCTTCATCATCATGGTGAGTGCTCCAATGATCACCTTTAGTGATCATGTTCTTTGCAGTTCTCATTGCGTGAGCATCAACACTGCGACCTTCATCTTCTTTTTGTTTAATTTTCTTTTCAACCTTATCTTTAGGGAAAGGTTTGAAACCCTCATCAACTTCCTCACCAAACTCAGCATAAATCCCTGACTTAGGATCAGGTGCCACAAGGTAACTGTCACCACGATTAACTGTGCTCAGGACATAACGATAAACCTTAGCACCTGGCCAAACTTTCTGAATGGCTGCTTCCACATCTTTCTTAGAGGGTTTCTTGATGGTGGGAAAGAACATCTTCATGGTTTTATACATCCCACGCCAATTCAACATAATGTCATAAACATTTCCAAACTCCATTGGAAGTCTCATTGCCTCGTCGATTTCGACCTCTTCCTTCTTCAACTTCTTCTTCATTAGAGTGCTGGTGTTCACATCTGAATGAGGATTTTTGGAATGTTTCACCAGACGCTCATATTGCTTAAGCATCTTTTCTCTATCTTTGATTTGTCTTTCGACCTTATTATCTGAAGTTTCAGATTTCTTTCTCATCAGACCCAGAATTTCATCCAGTCTTTCCACTGATTCTTTTCTGGTCTTCTTGACACAGTTCGGATATTTCTTTCCGAACATGGTCTTCGTGCCCTTCTCCTCATAACCTTTCCAGCAGGCTTCAACGGCAAACTCCTCAACCGTCAACCACTCATAACCTTCTTTCTTCGTTGAGTTGCCCCAGTTATCTGCACCAGCTCTGCGACATTTCACCAGAGCACCGGAGGCATAAGCAGAAGGCCAAACACGATAACGAGCCTTCACTTTATGATAACAAGCATCCTTAGTTCCTGAACTCTTACCCTTCTTATCTGCCTCTTCTTTTACAGATTTCTTCTTATCTGTGGGAACATAAGTGGGTTTTGCGGCACCTGACTTCTGTTGTTGTCCGGGGTCTGCTGCCTTCTTTCTTCTTTGTGCCGAAAGTCTCTCTGACTTCGACATCGATGCTCTCTTTGCCGAAGACACACACTTAGGTGTCCCTTCACCGGGCTTATCACTGGCACAAGTTCCACCAGTTACCACATTGACCCAACCAGACTTACCATCTTTCGATTTAGACTTACCGAACCAATCTCTCAGACCTTCTTCAGTAATCCACCATTCACCACCCTTAGATTCGTACCACCTAAGAGTCCAGTTATTTGCTTGAAAAGAAGGATAAGTGTCGAACTTCTCTTCAGCGAGACTCTTAGCCTTAGCCCAAAGTTTAGGATTTACCGGCTCATTCTCTTCTTCGAAGAACCTCAGATCTTGTTTTCCATAATGCTTTATGAGCACCTTTTCTGTGATGGAGGTCGGCATGGGTATCTTATTAGTTCTTATGTTTTATTTAGCAGGTTCCAATATTGGTTTCCCTTCATCATCAGTCCACTTGGCGTTCTTGATGTTATCGTCCTTACGGTCACCAATCACCAACCAACTCACAGTGGTTTTTGACTTCTTATTCTGACACTCAATGTGAAGTTCAGCACCCTTTATCTTTCCTCTCACTTGATCCCAACTGTTATTGTTTGTGATAAACACATCAGTTGAATCCACCAATGATTCAAAGGTTCCGGGATGCATTCCAAAATGTTCATTGATGTTGATTACTGCAACACCATCTTGAAGTTTTGCTTTACCACGATAAATCAGATCACAAAGAGGACCCTCAACGAATGAATGAACGAGTTTATGTCCTTCGCGAACAGGATGATCAATGGTGAAAGTTCCAGAACCCTTAGTGATCGAACCAGTAATGTCAACATCACCTGTTACATTTAGATCCGTGTTGATGCCAACATTATTGACATCTATAAACATTGTTGCATTTGTTGGATGTGCTCCAGTTCCACCAGACGCATCTGATGCACCTTTGTCTGGAAGATCAAGATAGAAACCAATTCGACGATTTGATGCTCCAGGTGTATCGTCAATTGCAGCAAACCAAGTTTCATACCACAATTGACCCATACCATATTGGCGGGTGTTTGATGAATACCAGTTGACAAACTTAACCTTTACAGTATCTTCATTGAAAGCAAAGAACTGAGAACCAGCACCAGACAATGACAATGTTCCATTAATTGAAACATCATCAAATGTTGAAACACCAACTACATTGACATTTCCTGTGTATTCAATTCCAGTCCCACCATAGTTTTCTGTCCACGGTGTAAGGTTTGTAACTGTCGTCGCAATGCCAACTCCACCAGTATCTTGTCGAGTAAACAAGTTACCATCGTAATAGTTTATTCCTAACTCACCTAAGTTTATGTTTTCTAAACTCGGTCTTTTTCCTGTTACTGCAGAGCGCTTGAACCTTACGTTTGATGATGACATTGCAAAATATGTGGGTATATACCGTTATAGCGATTATGTAACCGCTGATAAACTATTTATCAGAACTCACCAGCATCTGCCACATCTTCCTTAGCAGGTGTTACTTTTTTTCTTCCTCTCGGTTGCTTCAAGTTCTTGAGTTGATCTTCTCTTTCCTGAACATGAACCGTTAGGTCATTTACTCTGTTGTTGAGTTCTTGAATCTTTTTTTGTTGAAGATCAATGGCTTCAGCAAACTGTTGATTTCTGGCTTCAAGTGCAATCACCTGGTTGAACAAATCGAATGATTTTTTCTGATAGGCACCCAGGAGATATTTGTTTTCGTTATCCATAAAAAAAGGAGAGCCATGATGACTCTCCTATTTAGGATTAGATTGGAAAGGACTTATCAGAAGGATCCACAATCAACTAGAACGTTCTGAAGAACACGATCAGAACCACTCACTGTGATCACTGCGGTTGCGATTCCAACGGAATCAGAAACAGTCAGTGCTCCAATCTCAATGGTGGAGTAAGATGTGCTGTTTACAGACAGAACACCAGAGGACTCAGTGACATCATCCGCGAAGACGATTCTTGCTGCCGAGTCATCCCAGAAGACAGCTGCCTTCTTGTTTGCCGAATCGTAATAGTTCAACAGAAGACCCACGTCTTTGTTGGTGTCAGAACCAAGGTCACCACCATCAGGTCTCTGAAGTTCAATCAAAGTGTCCTCAACGTTCAGCTGAGTGGTGTTGACTTCAGTCAGAGTGCCATTGACGATCAGATCACCAGAGACTGTAAGGGAGTTAGCGATCGAAACAGCACCAGTGGAATCGGTGATTGAAATGGCTGCTGTGCCATCTCTTGCCTGAATGTCACTGACTTCAATGGTCGGAACATCCAACTCAGTTGTGATGTTGACTGTGTCAGGAAGACCAATGGTGACTGTGTTGTCGGTGATCGCTGTGTTAACTTCGTTAGCTGTTCCAGAGAATGTCAGAGTTTCACCAGTCTGGAATTGATCAGTTCCACTGTCACCAGTGATGCTGAAGGTAACAGCAACACCAGCGGTTTGTGCGTCCACATAAGCCTTGATGGACTGTTGTGTGGCGAGTGCGGTTGCGGAATCAGAACCGAATCCATCCTCATCAAGAATGGTTGTAATTCCAACCAAAGTTTGACCAAGAGTTCCAACCTGAAGTTGAAGAACCGTGGTGATTCCAGTCATCACCACACCATTGGCATCAGTGTCAAGGTGTGCTGCGTCAATTTCACCAGTGACGTTACCAGTAACATCGCCAGTTAGGTTACCTGTGAAGGTGGTTGCCGTAACAACTCCAAGGTTGTTCAGGTTCAGATCAGGAGAAACGATCAGAGCCTTGGAAGCAACTGCTTCACCATCAGCGGTCGAACCATCAAGGAGGTTCAGTTCAGCTGCGGTCGAAGTAACATCAGTTCCACCAATGTCCAGTGTGGTGACAGAAACCTCACCAACAGTAAGGAGGTTAGATGATGGATTATAAGTAACACCTGCGTCAGATCTCAGGGTTTCCTGAGTGGGGTTAGCGTTGTTGTCAACAACAAAGGTTAAGAAGTGAGCTGAATCAGCATCTGTTGAACCAACAGCAACTGAGGTTGCCTGAGCTCCACCACCAGCAACGGAATCAAGTTGTGTCTCCAGATCCTGAAGTGCTGTCTTGATGGTGACGTTATCACCAATGGTAGAACCAGTGAAAGTTCCAAGATCAACGGAATCAACAGCCACACCAGAAAGGGTGACGAGATTGTCAACATTCTGATTCAGTGTGCCGAAATCAGTGGAACCAACAGTGACGTTAGTTGCGGTGACGACTCCAGTGAAGTTACCATGAACAGCCGTCAGTTGATCTGAGGATGTGATGTCACCAGTAATGTTGATGTTACCAGTTCCAGTGATGTCGTTGGAGTTGAGATCCAAACCACCACCCAACTGAGGTGTGGTGTCATCAACAACATTTTCGAGAGCTGCCGCAAATCCAAGAGTAACCTCATAATCACTTCCATTGTCGGAAGAGGAGGTGATCTTCATGAAGCCACTAGTGGCTCCAGCAGGAAGAGTGTAAGTTGTGATTCCAGCCAGGGAA